ACAGGGTCGTCGCCCATCGGCGGCGACTCCTGCGGGTGCGGCGGCTCATACCAGTCCGGAGCCACCAGCAGCCCCCGCACCTGACCGTCCTCGACCAGATCGCGGTACGGCACACGCTTGCCAGAGCGCCCGCAAACGCCGAGCGCGCGGTTACCCTTGGCGTAGCGCCTGCTCACCCGATGCGCCCCCTAGAGACGTGTGAGCGCCGCCCTGATCCCGGCCTGATCCGAACATCCTCGTTGCCCATGGACGCGCCCATGCCGCGCCGTAGCGCGTCCTCAGCCATCATCATCAGCCCAGCCTCGCGCTCGGGCGGCGTATAGCCCTTGGTCGCCAGCCGGGCGGCCAGCCCGGACACGAACGCTTCCCGCAGGTAGTAGGGGATGTCCGGGTTCTGGGCCGCGTGATCCGCGTCCTGATAGCGCCTGACGCGGTCGTAGACCAGCACGTCGGTGCTGTTCTCGGCGATCGGCCAGATTTCCAGCAACAGGAAGTCCCGCTGCTTGTCCACGAAGTAGCGGTCCGGCCTGCCCTTGTAGGTCTTGGTCGGAATCTCCAGCCACTCGCTGCGCGACATCTGCAGCAGCGGTGTGTCCACGCCGTTGCGGCGCAGCACGATGTTGAGGATGTCGAGCGCGTAGAAGTCATCCACGCCACTGAGCGGGTACTGCTGCTGGTCTTCCACCAGCGCCAGCTCCACGCGCTCGATCCTGAAGTCGGAGAACGAGCGCGCCGCCCAGTCGGCAAGCATGTAGTTGATCGACCGGCGGGCCGACATGACGTGACGGTGAACGAGCGTTGCCGGATCGACCCAGCAACGCTCGAACGCCTCGTCTACCATGTCAGCCAGCTCGGGGTTCCATAGGTAGGTCCCGCTGGTTGCCATGGCTTAATCCCCGCCGTTGTCGGTCTGCAGCTGCAGCACGGATACGGTCGCGCTGCCTGCGCCTCCGAAGGTCACGCGAACGGTGTCGATGGGCCACGTGATGCGGTAGCTGCCGTCCGCGTCTGCCGCGATGGCAGTCCACTGGGCATCCGCCGCCGCCACGGCATTGGCCGGGGCGTTGATCGCCCCAGCCGCCGCGCGGACGTTTTCCGTGGTCCACTCCACCGACGTGATCGTCAGCCCAGACAGGGCGATCTGGATGACCGTCTCGTCAGTGAGCCGACTCAGCGGGAAGTAGTACGTGCCGGTCGCTGTGACCGTTTTCCTTATGGGGCGCATTATTCACCCCCTCAGTTCGAGTCGGTCTGGTCATCAACCATGTAGTAGAAGACCCGCGCCGTCACCGTGCCGCCCGTCGCCGCCGAAGCGCCCACGCCTGCGGTGATCTCGGTGTTGGCGGTCAGCGCCGTGTCCAGCGACGTGCCACTGGTGACCAGCGCCGCGCTCGCCGTGTCTGCGTCTCCCTCGGCAATGAGAGCATCTGCATTGCCTCCGGACAGGCCCACATCCACAGTCGGGGTCGCGCCGCCGGTCGCGCCAGCATTGGTGATCTTGGCGAAGGTCGGGGCCGCGCCCGCCGGGAGGAACACGCCGGTCCCGGTGGTGTTGGCCTGAGTCGGGTCGAAGGTCACTTCCACGGACGCGAGCATGACTGCGGGGGTCGCCCCGTTCTTGCCCTTCTGGCGGAAATAACCACTTGTCGTTGATCTGCCCATCTGTCTGTCTCCAGTTCCTGTAAAGGATCGTCAGGGTAAAAAGGGCCAGCCGGAGACGAAGCCCCGACTGGCCCTCATGTCGTCAGCCGCCTTACTGCTTACGCAGAGCCGGACGAGCCGAACACGCCGCGATAGTCGGACCAGCCGAAGCTGTAACGCTCACGCGCCTTGTAGCGCATGTTGCCGGTCTCGAAATCGCCCTCGATGCCGCGCTGGATGTTCTTGCGCACCATGTGCTTCAGACCGTCCATGCAATCGGTGAGCAGGAACCACGCCGTGGGGTCGGTGAAGCGATGGTTCTTGTGCATCCCGCCCGGCACCTTGCCCAGCTTCTGCAGGGCGTTGATGTCGTTGTCGGACGTGCCGACGCGCAGGGGCGACAGCATGATGCGAGCCGCGACGTACTCAAGGTCCGGCGGGATCGCCAGCTTCATGGCACGAACGGCAATCGGCAGCCCACGCTCGTCCACGAACTTGCTGATGCTGATCAGGGCTTCCTCAAGGGAAGTCTCCGACAGGTCAGCCTGCGTGGCGAACGTGTTGGCCTGCGCGCCACCACCCCACAGCGGGTGCGTGGTGGAGAACAGGGGCTGACCATCGCCACCGGGGAAGTTCGCATCGAAGCCATTGTTGAAGATGGCTGCGCCCTTCACTTCCTTGGTGTGCTGCATGGAGCGGGCCAGCGCCTTGGCGTACTTCTGGCCAACCGAGCCGTAGAGGTTGTCTTCCTCCGCTTCCTCCGTGATGGCGAACGCGAGTGCGATCGTCTCGTGGTGGTAGCGGCTGATGTACGCCTCTCCGCCAGCGTCGTAGGCAACCGGCGCACCCTCGGCCTTGACCGGAGCACCGGCCAGACCAGCGAGAAGCACGTCTTCCTCGTACGCCTTGGTGGAGTTCTGGACCTCGAAGAGAGGCCGCCACTCCTGCTCGTACCGCTTGTATTCCAGTCCGAAGACCGTGTTGAGACCTTCCTGAAGCTGCTTCCGGAAGGTCGCTCTGTTCATAACTGACATAGCTAGTTACCTCCCGGTTAGAACGTCGGCAGCGTAGCTGCCTTCTCATGCGACAGAATGCGGCACCGGACCTTGGCGAACGCCCCGATCTCGGACGGGAAAATCCCGTCAGTACCTTCGTACAGGCCCTCAATCCTGATCTGCGGAGCGCCGGTCTCGGCAGCGTCGATGTAGCCGCCGGACGTGCCGGTGACCACATTGCCCGTGCCGTTCTGCCACTCGAAAGCCGCGCCCACGTCGGTTGCTGCCACAGTGGTGACCTGAGCCACAAGCTCAAGGTTGGGGTCGTCGTAGACCATCGCGGTTGCGACGGTGCCGGTCAGGAGGACCGTGGACGCAGGCCAGTAGCGGGAATAGACGATCTCCCCGTTGGCCGCCGTGTAAACGCACCCGGCGAACACGCCGAGTACCCGCGCTGCCGTGCCGTCAGGCGCAAGTTCGATGAGCCTGCCTCCGTTCGTCGCGTCGGACCGAACGAGATCACCCGTGAAGATGCTGGAAGCATACTCGGAGGCGATCTCGTACGCCGACAGACGATTGGGGCAACCACCGGCCTGATGCACGTTCGGGCGGAAGCCGAACTTCACATCTTGATTTGCCATGATAGTTTCCTCTGTCAGTCGTTATCGGCGGCCTCGACCTTACGACCAACAGAGATCGCAGGGTGGGACACCGTACTTTTGTGCTCACGTACGATTGGATGTCCCCTCACCTGCGAACGCTCAAGCTCGTCATCCACCGCTTGCTGCATCTTCTTCGACTGGGCCGAATAGTACGCCTTGCGCTGGTTGTATCGAGCTGTCGGCATTTCGCACAGGATCAGGTCATCCACTTGGATGATCCCTTTGTCTGAGCCAGCCACGATCGAGTGCTTGAACTCATCCGGCACAGTGTCTGCCGGACGCGGAGTCCAACCTTCTCGCATCGCGTTGTTCCAGTTTCTGGGATCAGCCTCACCCCGCACCGTATGGCGAATCCAACGCTGCGTCATGCCCTGTCTGGGCGGCGGAGCGTCAAGACTCGATGGGCGTACCCATGGTCCATCCGGATGTTCTAGGTGGGTGGCACGTTCCTCCGACAACTCGTCCACACGAGCCTCGTGCCCACGATCTACGACGTGGGTTGCTGCGGCCTTTCTGGCGGCAGGCTTTTCGCTACGGGTATTCATCGACCCCTCCTGTTACCTTCCATTGCAAGACGCTCGCGGCGCGAAGCAGCGAATTCTTTCAGATGGGCAGGGTCGTTGGGGTCCAGACCGAACGCTCGCATGACCGCAAAGTCTTCCGAGTTGAGTTCGACCTTGCCGGTCAGCGCCCGTCTCGACGCGCGGTCATTCGATGCTCCATCGACAGAGGCAACAGTGCTGCGTCTGTCGCGGGAGCGCGACCGCCCGTCTCGCTTGCCCGGCTTCTCATCATCGAACAGGTCTGGGAACTTCGCGCCCAGACGCTTGTCCAGCTCGCGGTAGTAGTCCCGCGAATTGACATCGTAGCCTTCCTCGTACAGCTGCGCGTCAATACGATTCGCCGCCAGCGTGTAACGCTCGAAGCCGGGCTGGCGGAACCAGTCACCGTTCTTCGACATCCACTTGCGGGCCAAATCCGGAACCCCGGACTTGTTCTGCCCGGATTCTGGCGGCGAGGATTCCTTCTGACGATCCGCAACCAGCTTCCTCGCATTCAGCTCAGACAGCCGCTCGGTTAACTCGACCTGCTTGTCGGTGTCGCCGTTCTCGAACGCTTCCTTCAGCTCACGCTTCGCAGTGGCGATGCCATCGTCGATCGCCTTGCGTTCCTGTTCGGATAACGTGCGCGACTGCTCTGCCAACCGTCGCTCGATTTCCTCGGCACGTCGGTTTGCATCCGCAGCTTCCCGGCGAGCCTTCAGCTTCGCGCGGCGCTCACGGTCAAGTCGCTTCTGGAATGCGTTCCGCGATGAAGGAGGCTGATCATCCTCCTCCTCGTCGTCTTCACTTGCTGCGAGAGAGTCATCGTCTGCATCCGAGTCGTCGTCTGCGGCAGGATCGCCTGCGGCCAGATCGTCCTTCTCGTCCAGTTCGCCATCCTCACCATCAAGGTCGTCTTCGACCGAATAGCGACGGATGCCGTCCTGATCAGCATCGAGATCGACTTCGACGTGGTGCCTGTCCGGCACCCCGTGCAAGTCCTCGAAAACGATGTCGTCTGGTTTGGTTGTCATATTGGCTTCCCGTGTGAATTATGGGGCAAGTCTTTCTGTCACGCAATGTCAAATGTAGAAGTGGAAATCCTCTGGAGAATCAACCACTCCCAGAATTTCATCGTCATTGATGATGACGTAGAACTTGCCCGACTTCATGCGAACACGCTGGCCCGCGTACGTCCCGAACAATACCCAGTCGCCCACCTTGGGCTTGTTGGCCTCGTCTGCGAGGGACAGCCCGGACTGGGTCTTGGTCTCGTAGCACAGCGATCCCATGTCCTTGATGCGGCCCACGGTGGTCATGTTGCGCTGCGTCTGGATCGCCTCTTCCGGCAGCTCGATGCCGCCGGTTGTGCGCTTCGGCGGCTCCCACGGCTCGATCACCACCCGCCACAGCAGGGGCTTCGGCACCGGGGCCTCGACTGCTTTCTCCGGGGGCTTGAACGCGACCTCGCTCATTCGCTCCCCCCATCAGGCTTGTCCTCGTCCAGCTCCACGCTGCGCATGGTCTCGCGCATGACGTGGATCGCCGACTCGATGCCGCGAATGCGACCGCACTTCTCGCGGTACTCCGCGTGATCCTTGCAGCCACCCTTGCTCAGTGTCAGCGACTCATTCAGGATTTCCTGCTGCAGCCGCCGGTCCACGTGATTAACGAACTGTTGAAGTAGCGTTGCCATCTTCTTTCCTTTTCACCCCTCGTAGGAATTCCAGCAGCTGCCGGAAGTCAAGCCCGGTCTCCTGAGAAGACAGGGCAAATTTGCGTGGCGAGACACCCTTGATGCCCCGCTTACGCAGGAACTCTCTGGCCGCGCGAACGTCAGCTGGCTTTACCATTGCCACCACCCTTCGCCTTGGCTTTAGCCGCCTTGGCCGCAGCCTGTTTCTCCTGCAGCATCAGCCGATGCTGCTCCTCCTTGCGTGACACGTCAGCCGCAGTGGATACGTCCTTGCGCGCCTCGGTGCCCTCGAACTCCTGCTCCTTGCGCAGCTGCTCCGCTTCCCAGCTGAGCTGCTTGCGTACCTCGTCATCCTCCCACGCCTGCTGCCTGCGCTGCTGCTCTGCCTGCCACTCGGCAGCCTCCTGCTCGGCATCGCTCGGCCCGCCCTCGTCTGGCGGCGTGATCTCCAGTGGCGGCAGCTGGGCTGCCATCTGGGAGATCAGCATGTCCATCTGCGGGTCCATGCCGCCCTGCTCCTTGAGCTGCCCCAGCGAGTCCGGCGGCGGCAGTTGCCCGCCCATCTTCTGGTTCACGGCTGCCCAGTATTTCAGGGCGTAGTGCTCGGCCAGATGCGCCTGCATCGGCGGGCCGACCAGCGCCAGCGCGTCTTCGTTCAGGCCCTGCAAGAATGACATGTGCGTCTGGATGTGGGCATCGTGGTCCTGCTCGACGAACGCCTTCACCGGCTCCCCGGTCATCAGCTTGACGTTCTCCGACACCGCGTCGCAGCGCACCGTCTGGTTGGTCTTCAGCAGGTTCTCCGGGTCCGACACACGGATCGCCTTCAGGAACCGCTTGTTGACCTCGATGCGGTCGTACAGGTCCGGGTTCTGCGTGGACAGGTCGTACAGCGCCTGCGCCTGCGCGATGCGCTGGGCCGACGAGAAGATGTTCGGGTCGGACACCGGGACGATGTCGATGCGCCCGTCGTAGTCGGACCGCAGCACCCGCTTCTCTTCGCCCTCGATCTCGAACGGGTATTCCTCGTCCAGAAACTCGAAGTTCAGCTCAGCGCGCAGCTGGAACTCTTCCGCTGCCGCCATGTGCAGCCGCCGATGGATGCCGGAGAACACCTTGCTGCCCTGCTCGATCAGCGCGATGGTGGTGCCGACCGGCCCGGTGTTCGGCGCGTCGCCCACCATTTCGTCCGTGGCTGAGGCGAACCTGCGCCCGGCATCGACCAGCGTCTCGAACAGCTTCTGCAGCGCCTGCGACGGCTCCTTGAAGTTCGGCGTGTAGATGCCTCGGGCGATGTCCTCTGCGCTGCCCTTGACGCGCTTGTACATGCCCGGCTCGATGCGCATGTCGCCGCCTTGCAGCCCAACCACGTCCTCCGAGATAAAGCCGCCCTGCATGTTGGCGAATGCCGCCGAGTCCAGCAGCGCCCGGATCGAGCCGGACGTGGCTTCGGCCACGGAGCCGATCATGTGCAGCAGGCCAAAGCCGTAGAAGCCCAGCCCCGGCAGATAGCGGTAGTGGGTGAACCACACCCGCTTGCGCATTTCCTCGTCAGTCTCTTTCCAGTTGCGCCGGATCGACAGGACCTCGCGCGTCTCCTTGTCCACCGTCACCACGTAGGGCAGCGGATACTCCACGCCGTACTTTTCCTGATCCTCCTCGATCTCCAGATCGATGTGGGTCTCGTACAGGATGAACTCGACATCATCCCAGTGCGATGACTCCGTGCGGCTGTCGGCCTCATCCAGCATCTGCTGCCCGTCATCGCGGCCCAGCACACCGATCGGGGTGCCCAGCAGCGGCAGGTCGCGGTAGAAGCCGGAAGCCATCAGCTTGCGCAGCTGGGTGCGGTTCTTCTGCATCCGGTGCGTGTAACGCGGGCTGCTCTGCAGGTCCGTGGCGCTGTAGGGGACGATGAAGTCCTTGGCCTTGATGAACCGGCTCACCACCATGTCCATGACCGGGTCGTAGTAGCTCTTCTTGAACGCCGACCCGCCCAGCGGGAGGAAGAACAGCATCTGGTCAACGTGCCAGAAGTAGCTCTTGTCCTGCTCCGTCATCTGGTAGTTCATGTGCTCGGCGACGCGCTGGCCCTGCTCCTCCTTCTCCGGGCTGCGCTTGCCGATGATCCGCGTCTTGACCGGCCCCTCGGACGGGAACAGCTCCTCGATGGCGCGGGCTTGGAACTGGACCACTGCCTCACCGATCAGCGGGTAGGTCACCGCCGACGCGCCCTCGAACCACAGCTCTTCTTCCGGCCTGTTCTTCAGGCCCAGCAGCTCCAGCGCCTGATTCATGCGCGCATCCCAGTCGGAGCGCGCCTGCAGGTCTGCGTCCACGTACTCGATGATGCGGTCGGCCAGCTCGGTCAGCTTGCCCGGCTCCATCGACTCGGCGAGATTCTGCTTGTGGTCCTCGCTGTCGTGCATCGACACGCTGTCCATGCCCGGCTGGAAATCCACGATGGCGGAATTGCCCCGGCGCATGATCTGCGCGCCGCCGATGTTCTCGCTGAACTCCGGCAGCTCCTGCGGCATTTCAGGGACTCGTGCTTCTTGCATATCGATCACCCGTAAATCGGTTTGCGGGACTCTGCCCGGAAGATGCTGGCCATGTAGTCGATGTCGTCATCGCTCTCGTCATCAAGGAACTGGGCGCTGTGCTTGCGCCTGAGCCACAGGCAGGCCAGCGTCACCGTGTCCACGATGTCATCGTGCTCCCCGGCAGGGAACTCGGCGCACTCCTGAATGACCTCTTCGGCCCAGTTGCGCGGCACGTAGAACACGCAGCCCCGCTCGAACACCAGCGCCGCAGCATGGGCGCGCGCCCACTTCGAGTCCTGCACCCTGACCCGCGCGATGGGCAGGTCTGCCCGGCGCATTTCCTGCGCCAGCGCGTGACCGGAGGACTTCTTCTCGATCAGGATGCGGTCAGGCTTCCACTGCTTGGCTGACTCCATAGCCTCAGCCCGCAGCTCTGGGAACTGCACCCGATCCTTCCACCGCTCCAGCAGAATCAGGCACAGCCTGCGCTGCCCCTTGCGCGCCGCCTTCCACTGCGCGCCCTCGGGCGGAGAGTAATCCTCCTCCCACTCGAACACGCCCCACGTCGTCCGGGCGGAGTAGTCGTTCTCCTCCTCCTCCTCGAATGCCGTGTCGTACACCTGAATGAGCGCGATGCAGGGCGGCAGCTCGGCATCCTCCCACTTGCGCCAGTGCTTGCGCTTGAGGATGTTGCCCTCGTCCATGGACGGGTTCTGCTGAATCTGGGCCTCGAAGGCTCGATCGGTCAGCGCATCCGCCAGCGACTGCATTTCCTTTTCGCCGAACCGCTCGGGGTTCAGCAGCTCGCCGTCGATCTCGCGTGGGTCGCGGAAGATCACCTGATCCTTCACCAGCGGCGGCAGCTGCGGGTAATGCTCCGGAGTGCCGGTCTCCAGCCGGGGCGAATCCTTCATGGCTCGCGTGATGCACTTCTTCTGCGGGATGTAGTAGCCCGGCAGGTTCAGATGGACAGCCTTGCCCGTGCTCACCACGTAGCCGGGCAGGTCACGATGATGACCGCGCTGGGCGATGATCACCTTGCAGGCTTTCTTCGGGTTGTTGGCGCGGGTGGACATGACGTTACGCCACCAGTCGATCACGCCCTCGCGCACGAGATCGGAGTGAATCTCCTTCATGTTGTGCGCATCGTCGATCACGATCCTGTCGCCGCCCTCACCCGTTGCCGTGCCGCCCACGGAGGTCGCCAGCCGGTAGCCGTTCGCCGTGTTGTCGAAGCGCATCTTCTGGTTCAGGTCGCCGGACAGCTTGAACCTGTGGCCCCAGCGGGCCTGATACCAAGGCGACTGAATCAGGCGGCGGCACTTGATCGAGTCGCGGATCGTCAGCTGCTGGGCATAGGTGGCGAACAGCCACTGCGAGCTGGGCAGCCACGTCCATTCCCATGCTGGCCACATGACCGCCACCGTGATCGACTTGGTGTGGCGCGGCGGGATGTTGATCACCAGCTCGTCGATGTCGCCCAGCGAGCAATAGGTCAGATGTTCGCAGATGGCATCGATGTGCCACGCATCAACGAAGGGCGCGCCCGGCTCGACGATCGGCCACGCCTCCTTCACGAAGTCATAGAAGTGGCGCGAAAGGAACTCGCCCTCCAGCGCCAGATAGTCCCGGTACGCGGTCTCCCGGTCTTCGGGGATGATGTAATCGAGCGCCGCGCTCACAGGTCCTTCAATCCCAAGAAGCTGGACTTGGTCAGCAGGCTGCCGGGCTGGATCAGGCCGGACGAGTCCACGTCAGCACCTACGGAGTTGTCAATCAGCTTGCCCACGCCCCTGACCACGATCGTCCCGTTCGTTATCGTGTTGTCCAGAATGATCTGGCCCGACTCCAGATCGATGCTCACCGGATCGGCCCCGCTCTTGTTTTGCAACCTGATCCCGCCGCTGTAGCCCCTTAACGCCAATGCCGGACCGTCCCCGCCCATGTCGATGACTGGCGTGTTCGTTCCCGGCACCCCCGACCAGCACTCTAGAAAGTGCGCCTCCGTTGTTCCCCCGAGCGTGATGGTTCCCTCTTCGAGTAAGCATTCAATGACCTCGCCCTCGATGTAGTTCAAGTCCTGAATGATGCACCGCTGCAGCACCGAGTCCCCGTCCAGCGTCCCGGTGACCACGGCGTTCTCGAACGAACAGGCTGACACGTTGGCCGCAGGCTCGATCGTCAGAGTGGTCTGGGTCGTTGATTCCCCGATGAACCGGAAGCCCGCAAAGGTGGCGCTCGCGCCCAAGGTCAGATCACCACGGATTTGGACGATCTTGAAGCCACGACTTGCGGCGATGGACACCGCGTCCGCAGCGTTGTTGACGGGAAGGCGGGGCGTACCGATGGGAAAGCTCGTTCCGGGCACCCCGTTGGCCTGATCAAACCACACGGCGTTCTGGTAGCTCGCGTACTGGATGTCTTCATTCTCTGACTGGGTTGCGGATGCCGAGCTGGTCTTGGTGACGGTGACGAAAGTCGCTGGAGCGATGGGGTTCTGGAAAGTCGGAGAAGCTGCGTTCGGTCCCTCAAGCTGGCTCACGAGGTTTCCCCCTGTGGCATCAGCGACAATAGTTGTCGGACCCGGTCTGTCCTCAAACTTCAAACGCCAGCCATTGACCAGCGTCAGGGTAATACCCACCAGAACCCCACCGCCCAGCGGTTCCTTGCCGGACGCTTTGGCGACCTGCGACTCCTCAAGGTTGGGAGCCTCGGCCTCATACACCTTGCAGGCGTTGTACAGCGCCTGCATCGTGATCTCCACGGACGGTGACGGGACCTCTATGATCTTGGCCACGTCATCGAACCGCAGTCCGTTAGCGGTCGTCGTCCCCACGCTTTCGCTCCCGCCGTTCGGCTTCGCCGATGAAAAAGTCCAGCTCCTCGATCTCCGCGTCCAATGCGGCGATCGCCTCTCGGAACGCCTTTTGCTTGGCGATCTTCTGGCGACGCGACCGCCGCATTGAGTCCGTGTCGTACTGAGGTTCGGACATTACTGGTAGATGCTGTCAGGCGAACGAATGGTTGAAATGTTCACCCCGTTGCTACCGATCGCCGAACTCTGCTCAAACGGCAGGATCACGCCAGCCTGACGTACTCGGGCCACGATGTCGATGTTGGTCGAGTAGATGATCTGGCTGAACTCCGACCCCGGCACACCATCCGTGCCCGCCGTCTCGTAGATGTCGAGGAACGGCACGTACACGGTATCGGACGTGGTGGTCGCCGCAGGCAGGGCGTTCAGCTCGTAGCCGTCCCCGTTCCAATCCGTGACCGGGTTGTCCGACCCAGTGTTGGTGGTGGTCAGCTGGGTGTTCGAGTCCACGCTGGTGACGTAGGCGTACGTGCCCTCCGTCGAGTTGTAGACCAGATCGCCCACCCGAGCCGTGGTCAGGAAGCTCGCGCCGGTATCCGTGAGCTGGGTCTGGGTGCCGCCCGTTGCCGTGCCCACCGTGTTCGCCAGCGTGAACGTGGTCCCGCTGAAGCTGCTGTAGCGCAGCCGCCACTCGTGGGCTGCCGAGACATCCACCACGCGCACCGTGCCATCTGCCGGGGCCTCGTTCGAGATCGTGGCGTTCACCACCAGAGTGCCAGAGCCTGCCGTCTGCACGGTGGCGTTGTACTCGTTCTTGATGATGTTGCCGCTGCCGTCGATGCGGAACACGCCGATGCGGTCGCCCAGCCGCGTGTTGGTCACGTTGATCGAGACGGTGTTCGGCGGAATCTGCGTCACACCATTGTCGTCGATCAGCTGGTAGCTCTGGTTGGCCGAGAAGTTGGTCAGCCAGACACCCGGCGCGCCGAACAGGGTGCCACCAGCAAAGGTGCCGAATGGCGACTGCTTGGTCGGGTTGATGGTGCGAACCGTGGAGACGTTCGCCGTTACCGTCGAGCCGCCGAAGGTGTCCGCATCGCCAGCCTTGGTGATCGTCCCGGTGGTGAAGAAGCGCGTGTCCCTGAGCACCACGTCGCCGGTTGTGCCGTCATCGTGATCCGCCACGATCGTGCCCTGCGCCACCAGCGTGTTGCCGGTGTCATACAGGTAGATCAGGCTGCCCTCAGCCCACGCGCCGCCAGCCTGCGTGTTGTACTCCACCTGCCGGTCGGGGCCGATGTACTGCTGGCCCTGCTGCCCATCAGTTCTGGTGGTCGTAGTCTCGCCACGGCGGGTGATGTACTTCAGCGCCTGATACACCAGCGACAGGTCCTGCCCGTTGCAGTCGATCTCGATGCTGTACGGGCGCGAGCCGTTGCCGTTGTTCAGGTCGCGGGTGATCGCCGTGTGCGTGATCGTGATCGCGTCCGCCGCAGCGCCAGCACCGTTGACATCGGTCGGAGCCACAGCCGTCGCCGTCGCCCCGGACGGGGAGCCGGTGAACGCGCCAGTCGCGCCCGTGAAGTCGCTCAGCGGGTCGCCGATCAGGTAATACTGGATGGTCTGGTTCGGCACCGTGCCAGACACGCTCGTGACCACGCCCTGCACCGTGCCATCGCTGTCGTCGGTGATCACGTCGCCGACCTCGAAGCCGGTTACCACCGTGGTCAGCACCATCTGGCGGAAGCCAGCGTCGTTCAGGGTGTCTTCTGCGGTGGCGAGCGGGATCGGGTTGCGACCGCCGTTCGACAGGTCTACCTCGAAGTGGTCATACAGCGATGCGCCGCGACGCTGGTACACGCGCACCGTGCCGTCGTCGATCTCCGTGCCCATTTGCCTGACCAGCACGAGGATGTCGATCTGGCCCTCTTCCCACCAGTCGGTCGTCGCCTTGTAGGCAGACAGCAGCTCGCCGTTCTGCACCACGTACGACAGCGCGTTGTCCGCGATAGAACCGATGGTGTAGATGTTGGCCCACAGCTGCTCGCCAGTCAGGTTGCTCGCAGCCACCACCGAGCCAGCACCAGTGCCGCCAGTGATGGTGAACGTCTCCGCCGCGCTGAACAGGTCAGTGCTCGGATCGTCCGGGCGGATGTACATCGTCTGGGTTGCCCCAGTGTCGTTGTAGTCGAGGATCGTGCCGCTATAGCCGTTGCTCCCCGTAACGATCGTGCGACCGATGTCGCCAGCCACCAGCGAAACGGTGTCGGTGTACTCGATCTGGACGATGTTGTTCCCGGCCCAGCCGTTGGTGGTGATAGCACCGCCGGTCAGGAACTCGGTCGAGGTCTGATCGATGAACCACCCGTTGACCAGCGTGAACTCCGTAGGAGTCTGCGCCGTCATCGGGATACGGTCATCCATCTGGTTCAGCTCATCGAACAGGTCCTGCAACGCAGAGTAGAGCTGGCGCACGGTGTACTTCGTGCCTGCCCCCGTGTACTGGATGCGTCGCTGCCCGTTCTCAGCTGAGTAGTAGACGGTGAAGTCACCGCTGAGAATCGTGTCACTCATGGTTGCAAAATCTCCATCAGATTACGTTGGGGTCTTCTTGCATGGTCACGGTCAGGCTGAATCCAGCGGACGTGATGGTGCCAGTGGTGGCGACCGGGATATACCGGGTCGATGATACAGACGATTTGCGCACCCTGACACTGATGCTCTCGTCGCCCAAGTAGTTGTAGCTTTCCGTCGCAACACCGTTCACGTCGGTCAGCTCGTTCATCAGCTGCGTGTTGGTGGAGTCGTAGATCGCCACCCGCACGTCCTGCAGCTTGATCAGCGCCTCGTTCTGCACGGTCACGGTCAGGCTCACGGCGTTGTTCACCGTGGTGCTGGCCCCAGTGCCGTTGCGGTAGCTCGGCGAGTCGCCCAGATCGGTGACGTTGATAGTCAGCGCGCCGCCTGAGTTGTTGTACACCGCAGCATCGTTGGTGCCGGTGGTGCCGTAGCCGCTGAAGGTGTTGCCCTTCGAGGTCTGCGGGTTGACGGTATTGCTGGTGATCTGCACCGCATGCCCGTCAGAAAACTGGAAACCGCAGAACCGGATGTCCGTCAGGTCGTCCGTGAGCATGAACGCCACGCCGTCCGCCGTGTTGGCATCGATGATCTGGTTGCGCAGCTGCAGGCTATTGTTGATGGTCGCCGACGTGCAGTCGATGTACGAGCAACCGATCATTTCCACGGCAGAGCTGTCCACTTGGAAGTCGCCGCCATGAATGAACGTGCAGCCATACAGGCCCACGCTGTTGACGTTCGCGTCATCCATGTCCACGTCGAACCGGACACCCGCAGACGCCGCCTGAAACGTCACACCCTGCGCGCCGGTCGCGGCATCCCCGGTGCCAGTCTTGACCCCCAGCGTCACCGTAGTAGAACCAGCCGCCCCTCCGATAGCCGTGAATTTGTACAGGTCAGTCGGGGCATATTCTTGGTTGTCCCACAGCACCAGCTGGTTGGTGTCACTGAACACGTGCGTGGTCGCGTCGTTGATGCCGATCTGGATCGGCGTGTTGCACACCCACGCGCCGCCCGGCCCAGCCCGGAATGCGCCACTGGACTGCGTCAGCTGGGTGAAGATGTCGCTGAACGTCCACGGCGTAGAGCCGCCGCTCTGCCCCTCGACGATGATCCCCGGATTGCCGTCAGGCAGCCGCCAGATCGCGTCGATCCACGTGTTGTCCGTGTTCCGGGTCATGGTGCCCGCTGTCTGCGCCGCGTAACCAACGTGCTGGATCGCCGACGTGGCCGGAGGAGTGCCGCCGGTCCACCCATTGGTGATCGCAGTTGACCGGGCCAGCTCGATGTCCACCACGAACTGCACCCAGCCGCCTGCCACGGCGTTCGGCCAGTCGTCTGACCCGCCAACGTAAACCTCGAACCAGTTGGTCGTTGACGGTCCTGCGAAGCGAATCGTGAACCCGGCGTTTGCCTTGGTCTGCAGCAGGCCGACGATGCCGCAGTTGATCCAGATGTAGAAGACGTTGTTCGACCAGTTCTGCGCCGCCCCGGCGTTGTACAGCATGAACCGCACACCCGTGGTGATCTGCTCGCCGATCGAGCTGTTGCCCTCGATGAAGATTTCGGTGTCGAGCGTGGCGGACGAGGTCGCCGCCCATTGCCCGGCGTTGTTCGAGCTGGTGACCAGCGTCCGGTTGTCGGTGATCTGATTAGCCATGGGCGGTCTGCATCAAGTGCCACAGCGCAATCGCCCCAGCCATCGGGGCATGCAGCTCAGTGGTGTTGGCCGAAGGAATGTAGACGGTGTTGAACAGGCGGCGCGTGTGATCCACGTGCTCGCCCAGCATGCCCCAGTCCAGCGGCTCGTGCGTCGGCCCGAACACGCACACCGTGCGCCCGGACTGGATCGGCGGCAGCTCCAGCAGGTTGATCAGGCCGGGGATGTGCGTCGCCCCCTTGGGCGAGAACAGCAGCACCTGATCCGTTTCACCGACAGTCACCACCACCCGCTCGCTGGCCCTGCGCTGCGGGCGCTCCGCTCTCGGCATGGCGAAGTCTGTGATGCCCAGCGTCTCGAACAGATAGGCCCACAGGTCCAGCATGTCCTGATCCCGGTCCAGAACGATTACTGCAAGCTCAGGTCTACCCATGCTGCTTCTCCGGTCGCCAGCTGGCCAGCGCGCGCAGCGCCATGACGTGCTCGCGCTCCAGCTCCAGCTGCCGATGCAGGGTCAGGTTGTCCTTGATCACCCTGATCAGCTCATCCTGCAGCGCCTCGTAGCGCATCATCCAGCCCACGCAGTCGTCGCAGCCGATCACGTCTGACGATTTCAGCAGCGACTGGCGCAGGACCTCCTCGATCTTCATGAGCGCCATATCGTCACCTTTCCTCGGAAACCCACCACCCACCACGCTGCGAGCCACGCGCGACCCTGCGGCCAGCCATGCCGTACCAGCAGTTCGCGCCAGCGCCTCGCGCGCTCTCTCCGAGTTACCTTCCCCACGCTGACCGACATGTCGGACAGCTCCCTCAACAGCCCACGGCTCAGCATGTCAGCGCCTGCCATACCACTGCCGCTATCACCAGCACGATCGCGCCCGCCAGACACAGCAGCGCCACCACGGAGTCGCGCTCCGCTTTCTCCATCCTGCGCCGGAAGTATTCCTCTTCTTCCATCAGCTGTAGCTCAGCGCCGCCCTGTTGTCCCAGATGTTGTCGTAGGCATCGTTGCCGTCTGCCCACTGCACCGTCACGTCACCGTCCGACTGCAGCGTGACCCGGCTGATCCGCCAGACCGCTGCGCTCGTGATCGAGCCGGGCGCTGCCGCCCCGCTGTAGATGATCTCCGGGGAACCCCCGGCGAAGTCTACCTGCTTGGCTTGTGCCACGTTCCCGAATCCCCCCTGCAGCACCCATGACCCAGCCACCTTGCGCCACACGTCGCCATCGTCAGCCGAGATCGCCACGTCATCGTCATTGCCCAGCCCGGCGCTCGGGGTGCCGGTGACCACGTAGGTCTGGTTGCCGTCATCGCCGTTGGTCCCCGGAATGCCGGGCGCGCCACGCGGACCGGGCGGACCTTGTGGTCCCGGCTCACCCGGCTCGCCCGGCGCGCCTCTCGGTGGCTCACTGCTGTTTGAGCCATCGGTGTAGCCCTCCTCGTACGCGACCCATGACTTCGGGACCACGTCCTGCTTGTACGGGTTCTCCTTCGGCCTGCCGTAGAGCGCATCGTCGTAGCCGGTCTCATAGGCGACTCGGGCCTGACCTGAGTAAGCCACGTCACATCAACCCTCTGGCGGCAGAATGTAGCACTCGCGCGCCCCATCGTGATCTTCGGCAATCTCCTGCAGCAGCTCGTTCGCCACCTGCTGCGCGCCGAGAAACACGTCGATCTGGGTCACCAGCCGCACCTGACTCTCCGCCACGCTCTGCTGGGCATCCGCGACCGCTACCAGCATGCCGTTGTATGCGGTCAGTTGCAGGGTCACCAGTCGGTACAGCCCGAACAGGATCAGCGCCGACAGCCCAAGACCGCCGATCCGATCCAGCTCGCGCAGCCGCTGGCTCCACACGTCGCTCGGACCCTCCTGCCGTTCGTTGCTCATCAGCCCTCCCTCGGAAACTAAAAGGGGCGCGCACCCGCTGGATGCACACCCCTTGAAACTGCCCGGCCCTGCCGGGGAAGATCGAGCTGTATTGTGCCGTCATTCTTGGGCCTGAACAACCACCTGCGGCGACGTTCCCAGACGCGCGTAACT